TGTTCACATGGATTGGATAGCCAAGTGATTTGATTCTTCGTGAGAAAAGTAAATCCTCACCAATCCATTCTCCGTTGACAGGCCCATCCCAAAACCAACACCAATCTTTGCCTTGATTTGGGTCTGCAACTTCGCGCATCTTTTCCAACACGCTTCTGTGAATCATTAAGCAGCCTGTGCCTGCTGCATCTATTTCAAAAACTGAGTTCTTGTCATATTTATACAAGGGCAAGAATCCTTGTGGCGAATCTTGAAAGATTGCAGGAACAGGTTTTGGATAGGTTTTGCCAGGAACACCGAAACCTGCAAAGACTAAACCTGCAACAACAGGGCGTTCTTTGTCGTGGGCGGTGTTGCATAAAGCATCAAATGCTTCAACTGAGAGTTGCTCATCACTATCCAACATCAACAACCAATCAGAATCGGTCATTTCTAAAAATTGTTTCACAACACGATTGCGTTGCTTTGATAACAAGCCCGAACCTTTGACTCGAACGAATGGGCCGAGTTTTGAATTTCTAGCGCCTGAGAGTTGAATAAGTCTGTACGCAAAAGCGCCGTTGACCATTCCTGGGTCGCAAGACCCGATTGTGACTGTGTGACCTGTTTTCATTTGATTCCCCCGAATCTTAGAGGTGAAGAGTGGGTAAGTCGGGGGGAGCCTACCCACTCTTCACACTATTAAAGAACCTTCAGATTAGAAGGTTGGTGCGCTCAATCCGGTTCCTGAAATGATTGAGGCTGCTAGTGGATAACGCTCTGCTGTGTAAGCAGCGTATCCGTACACGACAGTCTTGATTGTCAAGTTGCCTGCACCTGTTGCATCATAACGAAGTGTGAATGGTGATCCTGGTTGTTCCCAAAGATGAGACTCACCTGCGTTGACAACATAGATTTCATCCTGGTTTGTTGTTGTTCCGTATGTAGTTCCAACATTTGCATCAGTAATGATTGGGAGACCCATCATCTGATAGCCAGAGTTTCCATATGCAGAAGAACCTGCTCCAACACCTGCTGCATTCATTGGGCCGTTAGCGGCTGGCACTACCAATGGGCGGTTTGTGCTGTCAACTGCTGCAAGCAAGAATGCAAGACGGCGTGGGTGCATGATGAAGTGTGTTGGGTTTGTGAATGAGTTTGTCTGAATCTGTTGGATCGCATCTGCGAGCTTTGGATATAGCAGACCAACTGTTGGTGCTGTTGATGTGAATGTGATTGCGTTTCCGCCTGATGCACGAAGTCCCTTGATTGTGCCGGCTGTGCCTGCACCATTTAGGATTTGTGAATCAAGTGTTGTGTGCCATGACTTGATCAAGTCTGCTGCAACGAAAACATCAATGCCTGTTCCACGCTCAATCGCCTGGCGAGATAGATCCTGTTGTCCGGCAATTGTACGAACATTCACAGTTAGCAATGTATCGTCAACATCTGTCTCTGATACTGCATCGTTCTGTGTAACCTGTACGGCTGTTGATGATCCTGTTGTCATGCGAGAGATATTCAGGGTCATGCCAGATGGTGGAAGTGTCATCTTGTTTGTTGCAAAGTCTGCGAATGGGCGACCTGCACGAGCAAGTGGTGCTGCTAGATCAATGAGGTACTGTGGAATCACAAGACCTTCGAACTGTGCAGTTCCAACATCGCGGCGCTCAATCTCTTCTTCGCGCATATGGCGAGCAAGACGATCCTGTGCTGTGAAGTCTGACTTGAACTGTGCGTTGTAAGCATCCTTGAAGAATGATGAATCTGAACGCTCTGAGTATGTGCGTGATTCGCGTGTAACTGTTGTTCCACCAACGCGTGGTGTTGCAACTGATGCAACTGATGAACGAATTTCAGAAGCCTTCGCATCTGCATCCGCCTGTGCCTTTAGCTTTTCGATCTTTGTATCTAGTGAGCGTGCCTCTTCTACGAGAGCATCAACCTTCTCGGTTTCCTCAACAGTAAGGTCGGTACGATCCTCTGAAGCTACTGCCTCAAGAACTGCATCCATTTCTGCCTTTACTGCATCACGGCGCTCAACTACTTTGTCAAAATATGACATTTGGTCTCCTTGTGAGTTTGTTGTTTTGGAAGTGAGGTGGTGGCGATGCTTCTCACGGCGCTTGCAGGGTGTGAGTCTCGCTCCGACTTCGATCTGTCAGATTGCTGACAGAAACTTATTTTGTGTTATTGATTATCGCTTTTGCTAGGCGAAGAGAAATCTTGCGACCTTCTTCTTCGGTTGGTTCAGGCAAGGCTTCAATGTAACGAAGTTCAGACATTTTGTGACCAACCAAAGTTTCTGTTGGTCGGTAGCCATCACGGAATTCTTCATATACACGAATCAAAACAGCAGGATCGCCCTCTTCAGCTTCAATGCTGAATTCTGTTCCTGGGATGCCTAACACGCCTTCTTCCATGATGTGTTCAATGCGACCCTTAGCAGTTCCACCGCTTGAATCCCATTCAACAAAGTCGCCCACATTTTCGCGTGATTCTTCTTCAATTTCGCCTTCTGCGCCTGTGAGTATTGCCATCATTTCAACGGCTTTCATGATGTATTCATGACCTTCGCTTAAGTCATCAAAAATTGTTTTCAAGACGATCAAAGATTCACCGGTGACTTCACGGCCTTCCTTGATTGCATCTATGGCACTTCGCAATGCCTCGCGTGCTTCAACACTTGTTGTTGGATAAGCAGGATAGGTGACGACTGAGACATCGCCATCAGCAAGGCTGACTTCTGTAAGAACACGGCGACTTCTATCATCTGACCACTTCTGACGAATCACACGGAAGGCAAAAGACATTTGGTCAACATCTCCGCGCTCAACCAACTTGTAAAGGTCGCGCCCTTCTGATGTGTCTGCAATCTCTGCATCCATATACAGACCGCGATCATCTTCAGTCAGTTTCAATGTGCCATTCTTGGTGCGAGCTAATGGCAGACCTTCGTGGTTGATGAGTAAGCGCACATCAGGTGTTTCCATCAAAGTCTTGCGAAAGGCTCCCGGTGCGATGCTCTCCTTGAAAGGAAGGGGAACGCTTGAATCATTAAACACGGCTGCATAACCTGAAAGGCGCATTGTGCCATCTTCAGCTTGGCGTGCTTCAACATCTCGCACGGTGAATGTGCGGCGTTCAATTTTTTTCATTTTGCTCCTTGAATCGGATTCGGCATCGAGCGCATCAATCTTGCGTTGCGCCCAATTTTGCGCCCTGTCAGAAAAGTTGGAATCTCCACCCCACAACAACCAAGCAACAAGACCTGCGCCTGGATACTGTGAGTCTGAAGGATCGCTGTTTTTTGGTGCTTGTCCATCTACTTGATGGCGAGCGAACCAGGGTGCCATCTTGCGAACTTTGTTTTCGGTGATTCGACCTGCTGCCATTTCGCGTGCTTCACGCTTTGTGCCATCAGTTAAGCCATCGCCCCCAAAACCTTCTTCAAGGTATTTGAGACCTCGTTGAGCATTTTCACGAATGAAAGAAGGAACGCTCAAATCAACTGCGCGAGTGTTTATTTCTCCACCCGGTTCCATATCCTCTGAGATAGATACTGCAACCATCTGATTAACTGCACTTTGCTTGTCATCATGGCAACCAATTGTTGTGTAGGAACCGTCAGTTTCTTCTTTGACAGTTGCCCAACCTGCACAATCGCTTTGTTTATCTGAGATGAAATATGGCATTTTTATCCTTAAATCAGAAGCAGAACTTCTGCATCGTCATTGAGTACGGAAAAGTCAATCTGTGAAACTGCATTTATTCTGACAACGCCCAATGATGCGGAAGCACCTGCAAGAATCACACTTGGAATCTTTGGTTCAGGTGTTGGAAGAACAAAGTTAGGCTGAACAAAGTTCGGCATTCCGAACGATCCGACAACGGCAGTTTCAGGTTCAGGAATTGTTGCCTGTGCTAGAAGTCCACCAAGAGGTGCGCTTGCCGAAACAAGGTTATCAATCCGTGCAGTTGCACTTGCATCAATAGAACCAAGAGTTGCATTTGCAGTTGCAAATGTGATCGGCCCTAGAACATCAACATCGAGTTCAGATGTATCAAGAACAAACTGCGCCATGTCAGCTCGCTAGTGTGAGCGATACTGTCAGAGAACCGCTTGGAATGGTAAAGGTATCTCCTGCGGTGTAAGAGTTGCCTGTGATGGAACCACTAAACAGGAAGTTGCCTGTTGTGGCATTATCCCAAGCCGTGAAGAATGTCGCATCCTCTGAACCTGCAATGTTTGTCCAAGAGACATCTGCATCTGAAGTTAATCCGCCACCTGATGCAGCTCCAAAAGAAACTGATTGACGAGTTGTTTCAGTTGCAGGATTGCCTGTGCCATTTGCGCCTGGGTCGCCGACATGAAGTTTCACATAGACATTGGCTGCTGAATAGGCGGTGGCGTTGCCAACTGCATCAAGAAACTTGTTTGCAAGATATGAACTCAGACCTGTTGCCATTATTCATCCCCCTCAACAAACTCTTCAATCACTTCAACAATGAGGTTGTTCTCATCGCGGATGATTCTCTTGCGAACACGAGTGCGTTCAATTGTGTTTGTCACATTGACAGTTGGTGCATCCACGCTCACATTTGGCGCTTCAACATTGACCTGTGGTGAATCAAACATGACCATCGCAGGTTCAACAGTCACATTAGGTGCTGCGACATTGACTGTTGGTTCAGGAACTTGAAGAATCATATGTGGTTGCTCATTGCGAGCCTCACGAGAGTTGACTTCGTAAGCTGATGCAGGATCAAGTGGATCAATTTGAGCAATTGGTTGCAACTGACTTGAAGGAACTCCTGTGTGTGCCATCGGTGGCATTCCAATCGCAGCCAATACCGCTTCAGGGTCATAGCCGACTTGAACGAGTTGTGTAACGATTTCAGCACGCAATTTGACACCAACATCTTTTGCATCACTTGCATCAATGTTTTGCAATGGCACGCGATAGTTGTCGCCATCAGGGATTGGTGCCATATCTTCCATTGCATGAACATCGTTCAGGCTCAAGAAACCCTCACGCAATCCCTTTGTGTAGGCTTCAAATCGCTCAAGAGTTGTTCCGCGTAGCAGAGCATCAAGATTAAATTTGATGAAACCATCAGATTCAGGAAGTAAAGTGCTGAAAGATTGCTCTAAACGCTCAAGCAATGGGCGCAATGAGTGCTGAACAAATGAAAGATTCTGTGCTTCAACAGATGCAAATGACATCGCACCTGCAACGGGATGACCCAAAAGGCTGATCGGAACGCGGAACAAGCGTGCAATATCTTCCACATTGAAGCGCCGTGTGTCTAGCAATTGGGCATCCTGGGCGTTCAAAGTCAATGGCTTGAATGAAGCACCACCTGAAAGCACGCCAATTTTTCCTGCGCGATATGGGCCTGTGTGAGTGATGTTCCAATCACGACCAATATCTTGCGCTTGCTCTTCTGTTAGCTCGCCCGGAACTTCAATGACTCCGCCTGGGTTGGCTGCATTACCAAAGTACGCTGCTGCATAGGTGTCGGCTGCCATAGCAGCGCCGATTGTTAGTCGAGCAGCAGCGATTGGGCCGAGACCATAATGCGATCCAGGAAGTCTGAACAATGGGATGTGTAGCATTTCATTCTGAGTAAGAATTTGAGTATATGCACCCTGCTCATCGCGTATCTGAACCTCGTACACAAGGGGTTCATTAGGGCGTAGGCGGCGAATTCTGACATCATCAGGGTTGAGGCAATAAACTTCCACAACCTCGTTGTTGTCATCGCGTACAGTCAAGATGAAGGCATTTCCGTGAATGTTCAACGATGAAATGACTTGCTCATAAAATTCAATGCGTGATGTTTCAGGATTAGGCTTATTGACCCACATTGGAGTTTCGCCATATGCTGCTGCATAGGAAATGCGAGAACGACCACGGCGCACATAAGCGCCAAGTGGTAGCGAGCTGATTGTGTCACCGAGAAGGCGCACGCAAGCATAAACTGTTGACATACGGATTGCGCTGTCGGCAGTTACATCAATTCCTGAAGGTGCCATGTATGCAGGGCGACCAGGGATGATTGGCTCAACATATTGATTGTTATTGGCTCGCTTGTCTCCTGCTCCGCGCAGTCTCTTACTCAAACTCATTTGTCAACCTTTTCTGTCGCCCATACTAAAAACCCACCGAGCGCAATCAATGCGACAGGTTCGGAAAGCATCCAAAGTCCGGTTGTTACCAAAGAAACACCGATGACCTCAATGATGAGTGCATAATCAATCTTCTTCAAGAAGTTCATTGCTCTCCTTAGACTTGGATGGAAAAATATCGTGCGGTAGGTGGCTTTGGTGGCGCAGGTTGGGTGGCTCTGTCATAACCAAAGATTGAAGCAACGGCAGCATCTACCTTACGGCGAGAACTTGCCTTTGCAACCATCACACCTCTTGATGATTGTTTCGTGACACAGTTTGCGATGTGCCTTGCAAGGCGCTCATCCCCATCATGAGTGAATGATTGATTGACAACGCCTT